ACGGATTAAACGAAATGAACACAAACCAGCTCTTCAACAAAGTCATTGTCCACATGGGCGACACATGGCGCATTGTCGCTGTGGGCGCACAGCGTGATGGCAATACTTATTGCCACATGGCCAGCACTCATCTGGGCCGTCAACAAAAAAATGGCTGGATGCCTGCCCAGATTGGCGACTGGGTGGACACTGAAGTTTTAAAGGCTGTTAAATAAAACCCACGGGGCTTCGGCCCCGTTAACGAAAGAAATCATGAAACCGCAAACCGAAACCCTTTTGGATTATTTGACCGCCATTGCCATTGGCGTTGGCATGGCCGCACTCTTGGTGGCATGGTGGTCAGCGTGAAATCAGTCTGGATTCCCATCAAGCCAGAATCAAAACCTAAGCTGACACGATGCCAAATTCTTGGCGTGTGTCAGTCTAAACATAACCCAGCCTGCAATAAACAGTGTAGGAAAACAGCATGACCACAACACCTATTTACCCAGATGGCCTCTATCGTTTCGACTGCACCATTGAGGGTGTTGACCTAATCTGTCTCTTGGACTACAGCCCAGAAGAGAAAGGATCGACCGATTACACTGCCTTGCCTTATGAGCCTGACTATGAAGAGTGCATGACCCTCAATAACGCATATATTGCTGGCACTGTCGTGGACATTGCTCACATGATTCTGCAAAGCCTGGTGGACCACATTGAAGTCTCTGCGCTGGATAAGTTCAATGACCGATAAAGAATTGCCCCCAGCCATCGATGCCTGCCTTGACCTGGTCAATGACCTACTTCACCCAGAGGTTTATGGTCATGCCATTCCCACTGAGGTCAAAGCCCGTGCATTCGTGGTCAGGACCATGCTGGAGCGCTTAAAAGCCCGAATGGAGACCAGCACATGGCCAGAGGCTTAAAACCCCGTGTAAGCCCTGCCATCGAGGCAGCGCTTCAAAAGAAAGGCAATCTCTCAGACCTTGACTTGGCCAAGCTGTGCTTCTGTGCCAGGCGCAGTGCTGCGAGGATTCTGTTTGATTTGCACCGCCATGAATTGGTATATATCAGTGGATATACCAGAGTGAGCGCCAATGGCCAGTGGCGGCCTCTGTGGTCATGGGGTGATGGCATTGACGCTGAAGCGCCTGGGCCAGTGCCAGGCTCAGACCGAATCAGGAAATACCGAGACAAAATGAGTGCAGACGACAAAGACTTTGGCTTGGCCAGACGTAGACAGAAAAGACGGGTAGTTAAACGCGACCCTCTTGTGGCCGCATTTTTTGGGGGTTGATATGCCTGTTCAATATTTTTCAAAACTAACTAACGCGCAGCTTGATGTTTATTACTCAAAACATCAGGCTGCAATACCTTTGCCGTTTTCTGGTATCAAAAACAAAAATTACAAAGTTATTGGAAAATTGGATAGTCCTCATAGTCCCCAAGCAGGCCAAGAGGAACAACTGCCGGCAAACCCTTCGGGCCATTCTCTTGAAGATACTTTAAGAACCCTTGATAACCTTTAGTCCCAATGATGTCGCGCATTTTCATTACGTCAGCTCTTGGAGACATATTGTTTTGCTCTAAAAATTGCTGCATAAACTGAGTTTGCTGTGCGTTAACTTGTGGGACACCGGCTGTATCTAAACGCTGCGCAAAATTTTGAATGTCTGGCCGTGTTAATTGGCCTTGTAAATACTGCGCTACTTGGCCACTTCCCTCTGCGCCCCATGGTGGCATTTGAAGATTTGATTCAAATCTTCCAGCAATCAATTGGCCATCTTGAATATTTGCTTTTGCATTTTTAACAGCTTCTTGAATTGCTTTGCCGTTCATAGAGTTGTCAAATTTTCCAGCGTGTAAAGCACCACCTACATCAACAACATCTAGACCTTGCCCCTCTAATGCCGCTTTTGCCTGTGCCATTTGTCTGGGCAACTGACTTGCATCTTGGGCGCCAGACAACATTGGCTGAAATCTTATTCCAGTTTTTTCCACTGTTTTCATGCTCGAATTGGCTGGCGTAAATTTGTTCCAGCCAACACCTTCTTGCAAATCCATTACAGCGCGCACAGCAGAAGTTGCGTCAAGTAAACTGCGCCCTGGCTGGTCCAGCATGGGGCCACCGCGGGCAAGTTTTCCTGTCGATGTTTCTAATGTTGAGCCAACAAGGCCAACTAAAGGCTGGGCCACAAATGCTGGGTTTCTTTCAACAACACCAGCAGTATTAAGGTATTCACCCATGACTGGTTTAACTGGCAATTGATATGCTTGCAATGCGCCAATGTAAGGGTCACGATTACCCATTGGGGCTTGCATTCCTTGCGAATAAGCAGCTCGAACACCTTCTTCAGCAGTGTTAATTCCTGGCATAACATTTTGACCAGGAATAAATTCATAGGTTTGTGAAGCAATCTGGCGCTGCATAGCGTCATCAATACCGGCCCTAGCTCTTGCTTGAATAGACTCGTCAGATTCTTTTCCAATATTTTTCAAAGATGGTTTTTTGGGTTTTTCACCTTTACCCGTTCGCTCCCATCTTGCTAATTGCCTGTCATATTTTTCAGATGATTTTGTAAATCTATTGATTTCAGCATCTCTAGCAGCCTTGTATGAAATTTCTCGTTCAGCACCCCATGTGGCTGCTTGCGCAGCTCTTGGATCAAAAATAAATTCTGCTGATGTGTTTGGCACATCTAATTGCCCAGCAAGCCTTTTTTGTTCTGCTCTGTTTGCGAGTAATAAATTCTCACCAGTTAAAAATCCATGCTCTTGCGGAGTAAAACCTCGACTAAATGTTTTGCCCCCTGGGTCGCTGTAACCCATTACACGGCCATGCCAAATGTCGCTGGCTGTTTTATACAAATCAGTGGATGGAATGGTTGGGTCTTTTGCGTCAGCGTAAGGGCCAGTCTTTTTGCCCAGCTTAATTGCTCCAGGATTAAATGCATACATCCCAGTGGCTGGATCAATGTCATATGCTTTGGCTACATTTCTAGCCTGTGATCCAGTCCTTGGAATAATTTGTTGGCCACCAATGACCTGGGCATTGTGTTGACGAATAAAAGAATTCATCTCAGTTGGCGGTGTGGCTTGTGGGCTGTAGGCAGCCCCACCACGCGAAAATAAAGATGCCATTTGGCCTTGTGGAGGCATCCCAGCGGTCATGTTGGTGGGGTTGTACCCAGAAGCGCTCTCGGCTGCCTGCCTGGCTCTGTCATACCAAGACGCATTGAATGCACCGGCTTCGACTTTTTTATCTGCCCTTTGGCGCATATTTGATAAAGCACCAGGACTGTCCACAGTTAAGCCGACAGGCCCAGTTGATCTTGGACCGCCAATGTATTGACCTGATGGGTCTTGTTTTAAATGAGCGCCCTTTTGAGCCAGCTTCATTGCTTCGTTGTAATCTGTGACGTTGTCAAATACTGTAGCGACAGAACCTTTTTTGACATTTCTTGCAGATGCCTTAGATACATTTTGAGTCATGCCAATTGGCGCAATCGACATTGGCCCAGCCATTATCATTTCAGTCAGTTCAGACAAAGCCTTTTTGTCTGTGACCTTGGCTATATTTTTTGGATCACCAAATGCCTTGTCATATAGGTCTTGAAACTTTTTATCTTTCTCTTCAATGTTCAAAAGACCTTGCTGGATTGCTCTGCCCGTACCCTGCAATTGCTGAGTACGTCTAGGGTCTTGCATATATTGCAAAATGTCATCTAATAAGCCTGCCATGTTTGTTCCTTAACGATTGGCCATGCCAGTTAAATCTACGCGATACGGCTCTTGTGTCGCACCAATAGCAGCGCCAAATCCCATCTCTTCAGCCTTTTTGCGCAGTGACTTGGCCAATGGCTCGACCTTCATCACATTGGCCTTACCCATCATCATTGCTGCCAACTTGGGGTCAAGCATAGCCTCAACAAGCAATTGCTGAATCTGCTGGTCAGGCAATTTATAGAGAAAGTCCAGTGGCCTTGTCATGGTGCGCAGTGTGGTGTTGTCAGCCATTGACTCGCTAAACACTCGGCCAATCAAATTGCCCATGCTCATGTTCTGGAATGTGTTTGAGCCAGGTGCTTTCACGCCTGGTGCAGTTGCAGCCTGACCACGATTGATTTCGTTGATGATGTTGTCCAAACGGGTCTGAGCCGCTGGCGACAATTGAGCGCCAATTTCTTCTGCCTTAGTGGCCACTTGCCTGCGCAATGCAGCCGCGGCCAAGACAGGCTCTTGCGTCATCAAGTTTGGCTGGCCAGTTGTAACTTTGGCCTCGATGCCCTGCATAATTTTCATCTGGTCAATGGCACTCGATGACTTCTCAAACTGGCTCATATATTTTTTAAAGCCTGGGGCTGCTGCCTCAATGACATCATCCACAGACCGGATAACTTCATTGAGCTGGCCCTTGGCCAAACGCAAACTTGGCAGCTCTTGGTTGTATTTGCCTTGGGCTGCACCAGCCAAGTCTTTGCGCACCTCGTACAGCTCTTGAGGCGTTTTGGCGCGCTGCACTCGGTCTGCCGCAAACTTCATTGCGCTTTCAACATCCTGACGCACACCAACTGGACTGGACATCACATTGTCAATGGCCTTGTTGACCACCAAATTGATGCCGCGCTGGAATGTCTCAGGCTCGACAGTCACGCCAGCAAATGCCTCTTCACGCATTGGCGCTGTGATTCTGCTTCGCTTGGCTTCAGCATAAGGAATAGAGCCAGGTGTAAATTCGTCACCAGCTCGGCCACCAAGCCTTCGGAATGATTCGAGCAAAGCCTGCTGATTTGAAGACAAAACGCTTGGGAATGCACCAGACTGGTCTAGGCCGCGAATGGCAGTCTCAGCCGCGGCAAGACCAGGATCACGCGCACCAGCTGCTGTCGTGACGCGAACACCTGGGACAAGTGGCTGGGCTTGTTGCAAATTAAGCGCTGCACGCTCTGGGTCTGTGGCCAATCTGTTTAAGACATTGCCAACAATGACCTCACGGCCTGCTTGTGTAAATGGTTTGACTAAGCCACTTGGTGCTGCCAATGCTCTCTGAGTTGTCGAAAGTGTTGGTCCACCAGGCGCGACCATGCCGGCCAACATTGCACCACCAACTTGGAGCGCTGGGGGTGCGCCACCTTCGCGCAACATTCCACCGGCAGTTGATGCTGTCAATGCAGCCGCGGTCTGGGCCTTGGGGCTTTGCGCAAAGAATTGAGCCAAGTCTCTGGCCATGCCAGGCAATCTTGGCGCGACTTGACCGGCAACACGGGCAACACCACCAGTGCCATAACCGGCAGTGGCCACATCTTGCATGATGCGCTCTTGGGGCGTTCTAGCCTCTGGAAATCCAATGCCTGTCAATGTTCTTTCAACCGCTTGGCTTTGCGTTGGAATTCTTGTTCCAGCAGCCAAGTTCAAAAAATTGACCATGGGATCGACCACCATGGGTAGTAGGCCACCGGCAGTCAATGCCGCTTGGGCCATAGGTCGAACAGCGGCTCCCACTTGTCGGCCCAATGTGTCTGGCGGCATTACTGGTGCAGCTGGTTGAGCCTGTCCACCGCTTAATCTGATTTGAGCAACGCGCTCGATTAACTCTGGAGAGTCAGGCGCAACGTCATCGGGGATGTTATTGATCGTGATGCCGTCTTTGGTGGTAATTGAATATGGCATATTAGTAATCCACAGTCACAACTCTGTTCATTGGTGTGTAAGGAGTGTATGCCTTACCCGCAGAATTTTTCATCCCCAGTGTGACTACGCGCCTAGCCTCTGCTTTTTGCGCAATCTTTTCGGGTGTATCGCCCACCATTGGGAAGTAGGTGGCATATTCTTGTCGCGCCTCATCCACACCAATGGCAGCACCAGATTCTTTACGCAGCTTGGCGCGAATCCAGTCTTGCGCTGCTTGGTCAAACATCTGAGTGTCTGAGCTTTGGCCGGTTCGGGCCAATGCACCGCCAACAAACGGCACGGCCTCGGCAATTCGAGTGCCAGCGCCTGGCTGTGATCCTGCTGGTAGTTTTTCAAAAATGCTTTGAGCCAACTCCATGCGCTGGGCAAAGCCAGCTGCATTTGTCTCACCCTCTGTCGGCTTACCGCCAGAGACACCTTTGAGTTGACCACTTGGTCCCATAATTGGCTGGGCCAGTCCACCGGCTTTAGGTATATTAAAAAATCCTTCTGGCGTTTCGACTCGGTCAAATCCACTACGGGCAAATTCTTGCTGACGCAAACCAAGGCCAGCTTGGGCCACGCCTAAATTGGCACGATTTACTGCAAGGTTTCCTTGGGCAACAATATTGGATGCCATCTCCCCTGGACTCATAGTTTTTGCAATGCGCTCAAGTTCTTTGTTTGAGTTTTTGTCACGCACACTGATGTAAGAGCCAGTGTCTTGATAGTTAAACTCAGGACTGCGCTGGACATCCAGCAGTTTCATACCGCCTGATTCGCTCAAGACATATGAAATTGGTGTGCCTTGTTTACTGTTACCAAACTGTGGTGTTGTAGAGTATTTTTCTGGAGGCTTAATCTTTAAAGCCTGACCCATCAATTTGTCTGCATCATCAAACTTGCCAAATTGATTGGCCACATCAGCTTTGCGCATCAATTCGTTATAGCGCTTTTCTGTCGCGGTTAAAGGCGCTGGCGCTATTGTTGACTGCGCTTGGACTTGGTCCATTAGCTGCGCTCTTTGTGGACTTGGACCAAATGGTCCGGCTGCACTGGTGGGTGCAGTCTGACTTAGCAGGCTTGCCTGTGCTGCCGTTAATGGCTCCATTGGTTGCACAGATTCTGCTGCTTGGGGCGTTCCAGTCAAAGCAGTTTGATACTGTCCAAGTCGTTGCATCTCTTTCAACTTTTCACCCAAAAACAAATCTTGCAGTGATCCGGCTCTTGCCTGCTGATAACCTTGCTGGCCTGCCTGCAAAGCTGATCCAAGTGCTTGGCCCATGCTGATTGGCACTGCACTCCGGCCACTGGCCTGCAATAGTGCGCCAGCTGCTGACAGTGCAGCATTACGGCCTAAGAGCTTGCGCTGATCTTCTGTCAGCAATGCATCAAGGCCAGTTGGTACACCACCACCGCCAAATAGATTGCCTAAACTTGCAAAATCAAATTGAGTAGCCATATTTCCACCTTAATCCAATAAACCTCTGAGACGTGTATTGACCACATCGCCTCTGCTCATCATGTTAGTTGATCCTGTATCTGGTGCAAGCAAAGATGCAGCCCTCATGGCCCGTCTCTCTTGACCAGGCTTGATGGCCAGCTCTGCCACCGGAATGCCACTTCTATCCATGGCCACCGCCACATTGTCAAAGCCTTTGGCTTGGTCGTATGCATAGCCAAAGAGCGCCATGCCCACATCTTTCTCAGACCCTTGGTCAATGATCCTGACCTTTGCTGGGTCACTGGTGATCACAATGCCGCGGCTTGTCTGAGCCACTGTCAACCCGTCAGGGATGCGTGAGGGCATCGGTGATCCAGGCGTGATCAGGATGGTGTCACGCTTGCTTGAGGGATCAAGCAAAGCCATCAGCTGCGCATCAGCGTAGCGTTGTGGCTCTGGGGTTGGATTGTTTGGCATATTAGATCAGACCAAGCAATGCACCAATAGTTGCACCAGTGCCTGCCGTTGCTCCAAAGGCGCCAGCCAATTGAGACCCAGCCAATGCACCACCAAGAGCGCCAGCGCCAACATTCTGGCTGTATGGGGTTGTGGCCTGCATTCCAAGATTGGCCGGTTGAGCGCCAAGACTTGATTGAACAATGCCCAAACGCTGCAAACCAATATTTCGGATTGCATCCATTTGTTGCTGGTCCAAAGCCTGACGCGCACCACCAGCGCCCATGACAGCTTGAGCGCCACCAAGACGCAATGCTTGTTGTTGTGCAGCCAAATTACCTAGCTGGCTTGCACCGCCTAGTCGCAATTGCGCACCTTGCAAGCCTGCTTGCTGATTCGCAATGTCGGCTGCTGATCTGCGACCAATGTCGGCCTGCTGCATGGCCATCGCCTGGTTAAATGCCTGCTCGTTTAATGTTGTGCCAAGTGTGGCTGCCTGCTTGGCAAACCCTTGGTTAGTCAAAGCCTCGGCCACACCTTGGCGTGATCCACCAAATGCACGGGCTTGTGTGGCACGCTCACCAGTTTGCTGAATGGCAGATCGTCTTGCAGATTCCAAGTCAGCTAATGCGTTGGTGCGCACAGACTCTGTATATGGATTCATGTAAGAGCCAATTGAGCCTGGTCCAGTCAATCCCAAATTAGTCTGCTGCGCTGAAATCTGTGCAGGCTGATAAACACCGCCATAAGCCGCCATCTGCGCTGCCAAGTCTGTGCCACTGATGCCTGGGCCAGCGAGGGCCGTGTTGACCAGAGCCTCCTCGCCTGCCTGGTACATCGGGTTATAGCCAGCAAACTGCTGAGTCGGCAAAGCACCAGCGACCCCTTGGGCCTGCTGAAAGTTGGCCAAGAATGCTTCTTTGATCTGTGGATCAATGGAGCTTGTTGACGTTGTTGTTCCACCTTTTGACATATTGCCACCTTATCCCAGTAAAGATTTCATTTTCTTGGCAGGCACTTTGCCTTCATTGATCATGTCCAGAAGACCACGGCCATACTTGTTGACTGAAGACTTTTTGATCACATACTCACCCATATCAAGGTTGACAGCGCCATCATCTGGACCAGGCGGGTTGGGGCCAAACATGAGGCCGCCATGGACATAGCCACCTTTGGCCATTGCGTTACCAGTTCCAGCGCCAGCGCCAGTTCCACCACCGCCACCATCACCGCCATCGCTGCCACCATCGCCACCGCTATAGTAGTCGGCCAAAGTCACACCAGCATCTGCGGCAGCAGCTCTGGCCACATTGGCCGCTGCGATCTGGTCATACAAAGCAGGGTTATATCCACCCATTGCTTGGCCTGCCACCACGTTGGCGTATGGATTGCCCACTGGTTTCATTTGGGCCATGATCTGAGAGTAAGGTGAGCCAGTACCGCCAACAACATTGGGGTTGTACTGAGCGCCAATTGGGATGGATGTGTAATTTCTAAAGTTCTGGTCAAAGCCTTGGGTGGCATTGGCAAATGGTGTTGTGCCGGTCACACTGGTTGCACCAGTTGGGGCAAGTAAACCAGGCGTTGTTACTGGCGTTGTTACTGGCGTTGTTACACCAGTTCTTTGCAATGCAGCCAAACGCGCTGCTTCAGCAGCTGCCACCGCATTGCGTTGTTGCAATGCTAAAGCCGCCTCATTTTGTCTAGTCACCAAGTCGGCTTGGGTTTGTCCCACCGCTGCTTGTTGTGTTGTATTTAAAAGACCAGCAGAAGTTCTAGCCGCCAAGTTTCTGGCATCAATTAAAGCCTGACTGGCCGTTGTGTCTCTTGCTGTACGCGCTGCAAGTTCTGCATCAGCTGCGGCATCTGCAATCAATTCAGCCTGAGTCTTTGGCACTGCTGTCGCATATTGAGACGCGACACTCTGGGTCGTCACACCAGTCGCACGGGCCACATCTTCTGGGCTAATGCCAAGTCGATCCATTTCAATGCGCAACATGGCATTGCTGGTATTGTTTTTCTGTGCATCAAGCACAGCATTAAAAATGTTCCGATCGAATTCGGCCTGCGTCATGCCGTTGGCCAATGCCCAATTGAGTGCTTCTGATGCCATATTTATCCCCTAAAGTTCCTTTGCCATTACAGACCATTGTGGGCTGTAACCTTCGTCTTTCAAAAATGTCTTTGCCCAGCCTCTTCGGCCTGCCAAAGTCACCCTGGTGCAACCAACTGATTTGCCCCAGGATTCGATCAATGGTCTCATCCTTGAGAGTTCATCTAGGTCGCCACCAGCCAAGAAGTAATGCAAATTCTTCAGCCGTGGATAGACAATGATCTCTGTCAACACCACCGAGTCCTTGGCCGGCCACAGCTGTAATCTGTGACCCTCGACCATCTCAGCGACATCGTCAAAATTGTGTGTGCCTCCACTGTATTCTAATGCCGCCTCCACATGATGGCGCAGTCTCTCCAGTTGTTCTTGGTCGCTCATCTCTTGCCGCTGGCCACAGCATCAAGTCTAATGACTCCAATGCGCCAGTCGGCCAAAGCCGCACCAGTTACCACCATGTTGATTTGGCGGCCAGAAAACCTTACTGAAGTTGGGTTGGCTGCCGTAAATGGCCCAAAGGTAGACTCAGCACTTGTCGGGTAAAGACGGGTTTTGAACGAAATCACCGCCTCACCCAAGGTCTGCTCATCTGGCACAACTTCTCTGACCTTCATCACATTGTCGCCATTGCCAATTTGGATGGGACCAGACTCTGCAAAGAGTGTCGCACCATCATAGTCAAAGCCGACCTCATGCTCATAGACCTCGCCGCTATCATCCACCATCAAAGGCAGGGTGAAAACGCCAGCGTCAGTGCCACATAGGCGCACCAGTGAGCCGACATTCCAGTGATTTTCGCGGTAGTTAAAAGTTACATAGCTGTCATTTTCCAAGCCTGCATTGCTTGGGTAAAACCACCAAATTTCACCAAACTTGGAGTTGTGGACCGCAACAATTTTTGTTCTCTGGTCAAAGTTGATATTGCTAAAAACAAAATCAGAGACATCGCAAGGCAGTGGCTTGACGTAGCCGTCATAGATAAAGAACCCAGACTTGCTCATCCAAATGGCAGCAGTGTCAATGGCCGCCACAGACTGGGCCGAGATAAGACCGCAGCCGCTTCCGGCCTTCTCAAAGCCATAAATGAATGGCGCGCCAACATACTGGGCCGTGTGGACATCCACATCTGTAAACAGCAAGTTGATGCCCTTGACACGTTTGCCAGCCAGTAAACTGCCAGGCGTTGTCAGCTCATAATCGCCTGCCTGGTTGTCGCCTGCCGGTGTCCAAAGGGTATTGTTCTCTTGGTCGCACCACTGCACTTTTCTTGGGTTTCCACCCGCGCCAAGTGCAAACAGGAAACGCTCGGCAGTCACCAAAATGGCAGTGTTACTCACTGGCGCGTTAGTAATAACAGCAGCCAATGTGGGTGTGGCAAAGCCTAGCTGCCACTCGTAAATCTTGCCATCGTAATTTGAGCAAGCCACCAAATACTCGCCCCATGTATCAAGTGACCAAGTGGTGGCAATATCTGCCGATCCAGTGTCAGGCCGTGGCACGCCATAAGCAAAGCTGCCATACAGGTTTTTGCCGTAGCCTGTGGTGCTGGTGGCATCAATGAAGCCAGTTGTAAATCCAGTGGGTGTGATGTCTTTCAGAACACCCAAAACATCCATTGCAAAGAGCTTGGAGTGAGTGCCAAGCCCAATGTAAGAGTCGGCAGCGTTATCGCGCCAAGTGATGATTGCCCTGCAAGCGCCCGTCACAGTTGATGCCGATTTACTGCGCCAGCCGTTGACTGGTCTCAATGTGTTTTCATACCAGCGCACCAAATTAGCGTCATGCCAGCGCCCAGCAGACTGATACTCAGTGCCATTTCGGTAAACACCTGGGGGTAGTTTGATGGGTATGTACATGGCTAAATTGTAGGTAGATTTGAGACAAAAGACACAGTGGCAATGGCTGATGGCACTGCTGGCCGTGTTGGGCTAGAGCCGGCAGCAAAATGCTCTAGCGTCACATTCACATTGTCAACTTTGTAAACGATTTCAACATAGTCGCCTGCATCCAACTCAATAAAGAAGTTCAAGGCCGCAATCATGTGGCTTGGATCACCTGTGCTTTTTCTTGCAGGGGGGTGATACCGGCTGTTTGAATTGTCTACATTTGTGCCGTTCTTGCGAAACCAAATATCCACATCATGGCTGTCGTTGGTGGTGTTTTTGAGTTGAATCGAAAACTGGATGTTAAAGACACCAGAGTCTGCGACATTGAGCCTTGAGCTGTTTGACAGCGTGACCCCATTAGAGATGTCTGTGTTGCCAAATACCACAGCAGTAGCGACAGTGGTGCTTGCAGCCACCTGGTCGGTCAAGTCGAAAAATGCCCCATGGGGTGTGTTTAAAAACTTACCGCCCCTTGGACCAAACAAAGCGCCCAGTACACTGATCAATCTTCTAAAGTACCCGTTCAGCGCCCCATTGTTTTCAGCAAAGTAGCGTTTCTCATAAGCCTCTGGCGCAAAGCCAAGGCTTGGGATTGATGGGACTTCGAGTTGTTGATTGACATTGGCCATGGGCTAATTATGTCAGGACAGACAGTGCATGGTTGATGTGCTTGATGCGGTCGTCTAAACCTATGAACCCGCCATTGATCTTTTTGGTCATGGTCCGGTAGTCTTGGCTATCCGCATACTGGTTGAGCTTGTGGGTGTCCCAAAACCATCCGGCAGTTAGGGCTGCATACTGGGGCGTGGCCACCAGCTCGGGCTGCATGATCAGGTCCACGCCAAGCGCTTGGCCAGCGTGAAAATAATTGCTAGAGCCAGTGAGCTGGATGCATCCTCGGCCAATGAAGCGCCAGGCATCCCCACTTGCCTCATCTCGGTTGCCCATGCGGTTCGAGTAAACAGCCGTGGCAATGGCCTTTGGATTACGGGCGCAGGCTTGGGCCTTGGCCGCGTCAAAGCGCTTGGGCCAGAGCTTTTGCAGAGCCTCTGCTCTGTAATTCAAGTTCTCTTGCAGCACCCTAAAATTGCCACACTCATGGCCACACTGGCCAATAAAGGCAGCCTGGCGCAATGGCGTTGAAATGTCAAAGCGCTGGAAAGTCTCATTAAGCGCATCGACCCACTCTGGGCCAATGTGCAGTTGCTGGAGCTGCTGACTATTGACCATTGACAATTCTCCTTACTTCTTCGTAGGCGCTGGCGCAGGCGTTGAGCTTGGTGATGGCTTTGTCTCCTTCGGCTGCGATGTCGATAAGAGTTGCAATAGTCTGTCGCTCAAGTTCGCTTTCATCGGGCTGGCTGGGTTGTGGATTTCCAATGGCAATGGTGGCACTTGGACTGGCTTGTGGACAACTTGCGGTTGGGAGGCGCAGCCGGCCAGTCCTAGCAAGCTCATGCATAGCAGACTGTTTTTTCTTGACATCATCTTGGGCCTTTCTGAGTTTCGTTTCCTGGTCAATCAACTTAGTGCCAAGCTCTGCCTCTTTGGCTCTGGCCTCATCATTCTTTTTGGCAATGGCAATCTGCATTTCAGCGTCACGATCTGACCACCCATAATGATAGCCACCTCGGTAAGAGCCAAACAAGGCAATGCCGATTGCCAGGGCGATATAGGGTAATGGGATGCCAAACATTATTCTGACTCCTGTCTGGCCTGCGCCAGCTGTTCGCGCTCATGGTCATCCTCAAGATGGTCCGGTGGCGTTGTGGGTGGTGGACCAGGAGTCCATGACTCATCCAGCTCTGGGTTGGTCCACTTGGGCATGGCGCCAAATGGCTGGCTTGGGATTCCATTGGTGGTGGCATTAAACCCGTGATTGTTGCTGTAGCCATACTGGCCGTAGCCTTGCATGGGCTGGCACATCGGCTGCTGGCCCATGGGTGGCTGCTGCCTAGAAGTCATTGCCCGTTTACCAATAACACCACCGATACCACCCACGATTAACAGAACAATGTCGTTCAGCATCTTTGTATATGCCTGGTCAATGGGGGCCATTGATTTGATTGGCTGGGTGACAAAAGTCACTGAGTACAAAAGAGAAATCACGATAAAGAAAAGAATCAGGGTGACGGCCAGCACCACAATGCTCCAGACCCTGACCTCGATCTCTTCAGTTGTTAGGTTTAACTTCGTCAACTTTTTTCTCCAAGATGGGTGCTACCAAGTATTCTGGGCAAGTCTGAGTGAATAGGCATCTAGGCTTCTGGCACTCAGTTGCGTGAAAATTGTCAGGGTTCTGGCACTTGTAGCGATACTTTTCTTCGCAGCCAGTTAGCAGTAAAAGAAGCAATAAATATCTCATTTACCTAATCCTATTCTGCCCAGCAGTAGGTTAACGATCCGATCCGACAAGTCATCCGGCAAAAATTTGAGCAGCCCAAGACACCATAAAGCCACACACCCGTAAACGAATATCTTGAGGCAAAGGTCAAAGGTTTTTTGGTACTCATTCACCGACCGCACCTTCTAGTACTGGCACAGAATTCCATCAACTCATTTACGCCAACAAAGACTAGAAACAGAACAAAGAAGACTCCACCTATTGCCAAACCAATCTCTAGTTGTTCTTGCTCTTTCTCTTTGGCTTTCTTTGCTTCTGCCTTTAGCGCACTAATCTCTTTAGCATCTGCCAAGTCCATCTCTGCTTGCCGAGCTTTTATCTTGTTCCAAACGTCAATCTTTCCTGTCTGCATGAAGAGCATCTTTAACTCTTCCTCAAACGCTCTGGCTTGCTCTAGTGCCATTTCAATCTGCAAGGCCGTTCCCATGTTTGAGCCTTTGCCAGACTGCTTGGCTTGAAGCATTGCTTTGGTAGCTACAGACTTAGCGTCAAATAGCTTGCCAATCATTGGCGCAAGTGAGCCTAAGTCATTGGCAACCTTTGCTGCCTTCTTGACCATGCTGATGGCGCTTTGTATTCCCGCCAGGGCTGTAATCGGATCGATCATTTCTTTTCTACCTTTTTCCATTCAAGGCAAACAACCCTCCGATTGTAGACATCACCAGTCCATGTCCACTTGGTGCATCGATATTCGGCAGCAGCTGCTAATAGGACCAGAGCATAGATCATGGCCACATCAAAATGATGACAAAACTACCCCAAACGACAAAGACAGTGATGCAGACCGCGGCAATGAGTGCCACGGCCCAGTCTTTCATAGCCCCAACATTTTTTTCACAAATTCGGCAGCCACCCCTGGTCCAAACAAAACCGCGGCAATCACGATATAAAGCAGATATTCAATCTTCGTCATGCGCTTTGAGCCAGCGGCAAAACTTTGCTGAATGCTCTCGTATCGTTCAGCACAAATAGCCTCATGCACTGACAGTTTGGCTTCTGTTTCACTGATCATTTTATCGCTCATTACACGCCCATTTGTTTTCTTATCTTGGTTGCTGAAATGGCGTGTGTTGCATCATCAAAAGATTCTTGCTCAATTTTGTAGCCAACATCACGCCCATAGGTGATGTTAACAATATTTGGCACAAGCTGAATTTCATACTGACCTTGGTACAAAGGGTCTAAATCACGTTTGATAAAGTCTTTGACCTGATTGGCCGCAAACGGGTTTGAGCCGTTCCAACCCTGACAATCTCTGATCTGGATGACCACTTGACCCGTCTTGGCCAATGCTCTCTCAAACAGCTTTCGATGGCCTTCGTGCCAAGGCTGCCATCTGCCAAGCATTTGGACAGTCTCTTTCTGCCAATCAAAGACGGGCCGAGGGCGGTTGTCCAAGATGTGGGCAGCAATGAACTCACCCCACTTCTCAGCCTTTTGCTCGGTAATCCTAAAATCATACTGCTCTGGTGCAACAAACACCTTGTTGGTGTCCTCAAAACGGCCTTGATTGATCGTGTCAACCCAGACAGTCCAATCAGCCTTGAAGTTGTTACGCATCTCAACTAAAGGGGCAACAAAATCACAGATCACATAATCCACATCGTAACTATCGGCTAGGTCACGCATCCGCAAACTCTGGCGAATACGGCCTTCATGAGAAAAATCCCAATCATTGTATTTCTTACGCACATCATCAGCATTCAGCCACATAACTGTTTTATGGTTGTTTTGCAAGTGTTCAAGAATGTGCTGCGCTAGGTAAGTTTTACCAGCACCAGGCAAGCCCATGATTAGAATTCTTTTCATCCCTTGGCCTTATAAAGTTGTTTGATTGCAAACTCTGGTGCGGGTGTGCGCCAGAAGTCTTTGCCCGAATACTTCTCCCAAACTGATTTGGGCAGGATTGAGGGGCGTTCTTGCCATGTCACTTCTTTCCTGACTGTATGCAGGCTCTTCATGTTCAAGGCTTTGTCAAACACTTCGTTCTCATACTCAACATTTTTGAAGTCATGGTCATAATAAGGCTTGCCAATAAACCCATAAATCTCACGCATAACACTTTCAGGTTGTTTGCATAAAGATTCATATTCCACCAACATAATCATGTCGGGGTTTAACAGTAAACCTTCTTCTAAGAAGTAATAAGGCTTGACCACTTGGCCTTCCTTTTTTACATCCATCAGGGCATCGCACCTTGTGGTGACTGTCTGCCTAGCTTCATCGTCTGTTAGTGCCGCACCATACAAAGAGTTCTTGGCAGCAATACGTTCAAAGCTATCAAGTATCCAAGGCAAATCACGCACACAGCAAATGATTTTGGTCTGTGGGTAAAGCTCTTTCAATAGAGATGTTTTAGAAGTCCAACGTCTGCTAGTGTCAAATACTGTATTTGGCTTAACTTCTTTGTAGTAAGCATTAAATAAATCTTTAAGTATTTGCTTGCGTCTGTCTTCATCAATCAAATGGTTATTTTCGTTTTCTGTAATCACATTGATGGTTGAGATCACCAAACTTTGCATGGGCGAAGATATATCCGCATGGAACTCAGGGTTCTGACGCAAGATAGCCGAGAGCAGGGTTGAACCTGACCTTGGCAAACCTGAGATAAAGAAAAACTCTTTCATGCCATTGGAATCCAATTGACTGTGGCTTCATCCCATTGATAACGCACATTGCCACCATTCATAATGGCATCAGCGGGTCTAGCTACTGGCGCACCCCATGTCATTGTGTCCAAATAGCCAATCCATGATGGATAAGGCTTACGGGCTTCATGCTCGGCAACTTTGGCCGCATTGAATTCTGCTTCGGTTAAGACTTGCAAAACACCCGCAATGGTAGTGTCAGCATCGTCATCACAAGTGCCATAGTATTTAGGCGCACGTAGGTATGTGCCATCAGATGATGTGCTAACAGGCCATGTAGAACTGTCATGCCAAATATGAGTCCAACCCTTAACCGCTGGCATTGATGGGCCTGTGCGTTGTGGCTCAACTGTGCAAGGTATTTTTGTAACTGCATCTACTTCGGTAATGCAAATGTACATTGGGATACTCCTTTATTAAACTGCAATTCTGCGAACTGCTCGGACACGATAAGAATTTCCCTTGCCGTTGTATTCCTGCCTGCCTGTTAAGAAGCCTTGGCTTCTAGCATAAGTAGCAGAATACTCGGTGCTAGACCAGTAAGCGTTAATGTCGAAAGGTTCTGAACCTGTTTGGTCTCTAAATTCAGTAGCGGAAGTTAGCGCTGGATTGCTAGTAGTGTAGGCACTTGCCCTAGCAGGGACAGCATTAGGGTTAATTCCATTTCCAGATGAAGTATAGTTTGCAAAAGAATCTGGTTTTAAGTTGTAATAACAAACTTCTAACTCGTTCTTGGCTGGCATATACCAATCAGTCTGACCACCAGTGGATAAATCATTACAGAAGTGGGCTGCAGGATAAACTGTTGAGTTACCATCAGCAACCATATCCGCTGTATTCTGTGGGCCGTTAATGTCACTATCAGCACCAGATGTTGCTGTGTTTGCGTTTTTCCATTTTAATGAACTTTGTGCTGTAGACTTTGGCCCAACAATTAAAAAGTGTGTAGCAACACTACTTACCCCAATTTGACCAGCATAGAATCCACCACCAAAGGCTTGACCAATTACTGTAGGAATGGCAGGGGCAAAACTGCCACCCACAATATTAAGCATCATCCCACTCATGCTAAATTCCCCGTTACTACAGCAACTGTGGCAGTGATAAAAAGAATAGTAGCTACACCTCTTGTAGTAACGCTAAAAGAGGCAATATCCGTATCTGTGCCACCTTTGTAAACTGTCGTTACAGCAGAGCAATCGCAAGAAATCGATGCTGATGTATTGTTAAAGATACTGATTGCATCACCCGTTGCGAATACAGATGCTGGAACTACAATTGTTCCTGATGTTCCCAATTCAACAAACTTACCCACATCTCCAGCAACCAATGTATAACTTGCTGTTTTAATGCCCGACAAAGGAATGTTTTGATAGCCAACTTTGTTTGTGCCATCAACTGTGCAAGAACTTAATGTTCCGCTAGATGGTGTTCCAAGTACAGGAGTTGTAAGTGTTGGAGATGTCAGAGTCTTGTTTGTCAGCGTTTGTGTTGCTGTAACACCTACCACATCAGTGAGTGTGTTACTTCCGTAAGCAATTGTTTTGTTTGTCAGGGTTTCTGTACCCGCCAAAGTGCTTAATGTTCCCGTTGTGGGGAATGTGACGTTTGTTGTGCCTGTCAGAGTCCTTGTGTAGGCAAAGTTGCCAGAGCCTGTGACTGTCATGGCAGCGTTGTTTGCTACCCCTGTGCCGCCATTTGCTGCCGCCAATGTCCCTGCTAGGGTAATTGTGCCGGATGATGCGACTGGGCCGCCGCTTGTAGTCAGTCCAGTTGTGCCGCCCGATACATCCACACTTGTCACCGATCCAGCGCCTGGTCCAGTAAATGCAATTTGAATAGATCCAGCGCCTGGTGTGATGGTCACGCCAGACCCAGCCGTCAAAGATGCCTTGGTCAAAGTGTTGCCGGTGCTGTTACCAATCAGCAGCTGGCCATCGGTGTAGCTTGTCTGGCCAGTGCCGCCATTAAGAACTGCCAAAGTTCCTGTGATGTCTGAAGTAGATAACGTGACAGCATCCCATGATGCGTTTGTGCCATCGCTTTGCAGATACTTGTTGGCAGCAGAGGTTTGTGATGGCAAGAGATTATTCAATGCAGCCTGTGCTGTAGAAGCACCAGTTCCCCCATCAGCCACCGCCAAATCGGTAATGCCAGTAATTGAGCCGCCCGTAATCGCCACATTGCTCGATGTGAGTGGGCCTGTCACCCCTGCCGTTGCTGTGACTGCGCCAGTGAGTGTCGATGTCCCTGTCACCGCCAATGTCGTGCTTGCTGTGATTGCTTTAGCCGCCAAGGTTGTGTTATTGACTGTGGCAGTTCCTGTGGCAGCGCCAATGTTGACAGCGGTCGCTGCACCGGCCAAGTTCAAAGTAGTCGCTGTGGTGTTAACCAGGGCAAAGGTGGTGGATGGTGTCGTGAGTCCCGTAGTGACAGCTGGCGAGGTTAGGTTTGTTGTGCCTGTGGCTGTCAGCGTACCCGCGACCGCCAAGGTCTTGCCAGCGCCAACATTGAGGCCAACACTTGTGCCAGTGCCGGCAGCTGCAAAAATTGCATCGACCAAATCAAGGTCTGTGTTGACCTTGGTCCCCCAAGTGTTTGAGCTTGCCCCAACTTCTGGCTTGGTCAGCAATAGGTTTGTGGTTGTGGTATCTGCCATTTTTAGTCCTTAACCAAAAGTTTTTGCGCGAGTCAACAAATTGCCGCCAGAGGTCGAACCTCGGTCATCGGCCACTTGCAAGTCATTTAATGCGCGTTCATAAAGAGTCGCCCACACTTGAATTCTCGCATCATCTTGCAGATATGGCGCAGCCTGGAGAAGTGATCCATACAGATAAATGTCAGGACTCGATGTCAAAATAAAATTGGTTGCAACACTTACAGACAGTTTATTAAGGTTTGCAAAGTAGACAATTTCTGCCGTGTAGGATGCATCTGGCGTTGGCACAAATCTGAATTGAGTACCAACTACACCAAAAAACTTTGGCCTTGCGCTGGCCGTAAATTTTGTTGATTCTTGGTCCAAGGCATCCATTGTCATAAAAGACAAAGGAGTGTTTGGATTTGTGCTGGTCAATTTAAATGCCTTGACTTCTAAAAAGTCAGCAGGCGTTGACTCAAACTCTCCATCCACTGTCAAATTTGACCTAGTCAACATCTGCCTGGTGCGCAGTGTTCTTTCAATTTGCGCCTCCGCCAGAGAGATAAAGTCAGGAATGACAGAAGTCAGGTCCGACCGATTAAGCCAGTCGCCAATGGATGTCTTCAGCTCTGTATAGGTTGTCAGTGCCATTATTGGGCCTCTTTTTCCATCTCTTCTTTCACAATCCAAGTGTGTTCATGGCGAAACTCAAACGTGCCAATGTGGCCAATTTCCTTTGAGACATCATGGTCGATGTAGACTTTGTAACCTAGCTCTTGAGCTTTCTTACAAAAGAACACATCTTCTCCCATGTAGCCTCTGGTGGTCTGCCATGGCATATCAAACCATGGCTCACTCATGCCCTCAAACACCTCGCGCTTGATCAGCATTATGCCCGTTCCAATGCTTCCCACCTCTTCAATTCCAGTCGATTCTGGCATGGTGTAGACCGCCTGGCGCTTGCCGTTCTCATCATAGTTCTGGGCAGTTGGGCCAGTGGGCATTCTGCGCCTGGCACAGTTGGCAGCCACAATCTCTTTGTCGTGCTTCAAGAGCCGCTGGACCATGTCCTGTGGAAACGTCATGTCCGAGTCAATGAAAAGAATGTGGGTGCAGCCTTCGGCCATGGCATCCAAGCAAAGGTCAGCCCTTTGGTTTTGGATAATCGTGCCTTGCATCAATTTCAG